TCTTTTTAACGGTAGTAAAAAATGGTTGATAACTCAAGCGAAAGTACGTTATAACAATTTGTGGACGAAAAGTTTAGATCCGCTTTGGGCAACTGTTGATATTGAACTTACAGAATGGCATGACGATAATAATTTCGGTAGGAGGTCATAAATATGGATAAAACATCTCGACATAGATTTGCGGTTCGATATTATGATCAAACCGATAAGGTTGGTTATCGTGGAACACGTCCATTCATAGAATTTCCTTTAAAAGAAACTGATCAATACCATACTGTGGCTGATTACGATCGCATTGATTTACTTGCCTATAAATATTATGGCGATTGTAGTTATTGGTGGATTATTGCGGAAGCAAACGATATTAGTAATCCTCTGCATCTTGAAACTGGTAAACGGCTTCGTATCCCTGCAAAATCTACTGTATATAGGTTGGTGATGGAAGTATGACTGTATATGGTAAACGTGGGGCATATGAGCCGTTTTTTGCTATATTTGCGAATGGAGAAGAATTACCGGATAAAATTATGAATAACATAACTAAAGCAGTACTTGAAGATAATGAGGAAAAACTCGATGAATTATCTTTTACTGTTTTAGATAAAGATCTGACTTTGCAGGATTCGCCGGAGCTGGCTAAAAATGTGGAACTGCTTTTTGTTTTTGGTTATGTTGGCAATTTGCAAAGACGATTATGTAAAATTGAACAGGTCGAATATAATCTGCCTGAAAATGGTGTTCCTACCATTGAGGTAAAAGCATTGGATAAAGGAATTGACTTGGTTAAAAATAAGCCTAGAGCCTGTTATGGTCAAGTATATGGTGCTGATGTCCTAAAGGATATTGCTGCCCGTAATAAATTGAAGTGTGATTTGTCTATTCCTGATGATTTTTATATGGAGAATGTCTCCCAGGGTGGCAAAACTGATATGGATTTTGCCAAAGAGATTGCTATTGAGCGTGGTTGTAGTGTTTGGGTAGAGAATAATACTTTAGTTGTAATGCCGTATGTACTTTCTGAATCAAGCGTGCAATTGGCCTATCGTAAAAATTTATTATCTGTTAGGGCTACATATAATGGTGGACAGGGAGAAGCAGAAAGAAAAGATACTACAGTTGTTGGTATTGATCCCGATAGTAAAGAATTAGTTAATGAAAAAAATACTCAAAACCAAGAGCAACAAAATCAGGAGAACGATGAGGTTATTAGAAATGTAGGTGATTGAATGTCTGTAAATGATGATAGTGCCGGTCGTATAATTAGCACTAATAGAAATAGTGCGAGAAGTCGCAGAAAAGCTGATAATGAAAGTAAACGATCTCAAATGAAAGGTTGGGAAGCGACTGTCAGGATAATTGGTGACCCTGCAATAAAATCAAAGAAAACCTGCACTTTAGAACACTGTGGATCTAAACTGAACGGAGATTGGAGAATATCATCTGTGCGACATGAATTTATGGGAAATCGTTATATTAGTTCTCTAAAATTAGTTCGTCCAGAAGCTGGGCAACAAGCCGCCAATACTTCTAAAACTGATAATGGTAATACTGATAACAGAACTTCTGATAATGGCGTAGCTGTTCCGGAATCTGATAATGATACTGTTGAAATAAATGTGGGGTGATTTTTTGAAAAATCAGCTTTGGGGAACGCATAGAGGGACGGTTATGGAGAATAATGACCCGCAAAAATTAGGACGTATCAAAGTTTATGTGCAAGCAGCTTATGGAACTTCCAGTATAGCGGAACTTCCGTGGGCTTATCCGAAATTTGCAAAACCAGGTGATTTTTATGTTCCTGAAATTGGAGAAGCCGTTTATGTTGAGTTTTTATGTACCGATGGTGAACCGGATTCTAATAATCCAATTTGGACTGGTGCGTGGATTTCTTTAAAAGAGATTCCAAGTTGTGTTGTCAGTGACGATATGGCGAATGCACATTATTATCGTGTTGAGCGTACTGCTGGGGGAAATTGTATTGAACAGTGTGATAAACCAGGCGGGGAGTATATAAAAATAACTTCGGCTGCTGGTGCAACTATCTTGATGGATTCTTCAGGAAATATAAAAATAAATGGCAAGATTATTTATTTGAATTAGGAGGTGGTTGAATATGCCGGGGGCGGTGAGATTAAGCGATATGAGTACAGGGCATCCGCATTGTTATCCTGCTACTCCTGCGGTTGGAGCAAGTCAAAATGTTATTGTAAATGGTAGGGGACAAAATAGGGTTGGTGATGCATGGCAGACGCATGGTGCTTGTGAAGATCACAGCCCGCATAGTGGAACATCGTCGTCAGGCAGTCAAAATGTTATTGTAAATGGGAAATCTGCCTGCCGCATTGGTGATTCTATATCTTGTGGCGATACTATGGCCACAGGTAGTAGTGATGTAATTATTAATGGTTAGGTGATTGATATGGATAAAGGTATATCAAGTCCGTTCGTCCGTGGTGCTCAGGGGTATTTTAAAGTTGATGTTGGTGCTGATTTAATAAAAAGTAATATTGCTCAAATTTTAGGAACAATCCCCGGTGAAAGGGTGATGTTACCGGAATTTGGTTGCAAACTTCGTAATCTTCTTTTTGAGCCAATGGATACTGCCACATATTATTTAGCAAAAACCTATATTGTAGATGCGATTATTTTATGGGAAAAAAGGATTTACTTGAATGATGTGGAGCTTGAAAAGGATGAGGATAAAGGAATATTCTTAGTTAGTTTGAGTTGGATATACAATGAAACCGGAACAGAAGAAAGCAGTATGTTTTTAGTTGGAAATATGGGGGTGAAAATCAATGAGTGACTTGGTGCGAATAAATTATATTGACAAGGACCATGACAGTATTGTTTCAGATGTTATCGCACAAATCAAAGCTAAGTATCCTGATACTTGGACAGATTTCGAGCATGATAATGCCGGCAGAATGTTGCTTGAGGTTCACGCTTATATAATAGACCTGTTACTGTTTTATCTTGATCGGCAAGCAAATGAGTGTTTTTTAGTTACGGCAAGGGAACGTCAAAAAGCTATAAATTGCTGCAAAGCGATTGGGTATGTATTGAGTAGTGCGGTGCCCTCAAAAGTTACTGTAAAAATTACATTGAAATACACTGTGCCAAGTAATGTAACGATCAATGCTGGTACAGAACTAACTACCTCAGAAAAAATTGTGTTTGAATTGGATGCCGATGTAATTATTTTAGCTGGTGAGTTAAATGGATTCGGTACTGCGACACAAGGGAAAACTTATACAGAAATACTTGGTATCTCTGATGGTTCTGCCAATCAGAGTTTTTTAATATCTAAAACAGGTGTCATTGATATAAAACAAATCTCTGTTGGATATGAGAAATGGACAGAGGTCGAAAGCTTTGCTTTTGCCAGTGCTTTATCAAAAAACTATACTGTAGAAATTGATGCGTTGGGACGTGGCAAAATTATTTTTGGCGATAACCGCAATGGATTGATTCCGACGGCAGGAAGCATGGTTAAAATCGTTTATCGTGTTGGCGGCGGGCTAAAAGGAAACATTGTCAAGAATACGCTTATCAAAGTGAATGGTACTGGTTATGATGCAAATGGACAGCCTGTTGCAGTTACCGTCACAAATGAAGAAGCTGCTACGGGTGGCGAAGATGAAGAAACTATTGCTCATGCTCGGAAGTGGGCACCGGTT